GTACACTTCGACCAGCTCCCAGTCGGGATTGCTCATGATATAGGAAGTATAATGCTCGACCTGCATCTCATAGCTGGATTCCTGCTCCTCAAATTCCGTGGACACACGGCAGTATGCAGCCACCCTGGTTTTCTGAACTGTTTCGGTTTTCTTCTGCGTTCCGATGGTGCGCTTTGGCGGGATAACCGTAACATTTCCTGCGATTGCCATTACCTGATCACCTCATTTCTGACGAGTCCATAGGCGAATTCTGCCTGTTGAACCGGGTCCATATATTTTCTCGGAACTTCCGGCACAGAAAAGCCTACATAGTATGTTGCCCTCGGACGAGGTTTCCCCTTGTTTCTGTCCCTCCCAAGGGCAATCTCTCGGCGGAGTCTTTCCTCCTCTGCGGCATCAAAAGTTTCCTTGTCGATGATCGCCGGATAATTCTCATTTCCGAGATACTTTTTGTTCTGCAAAATGTGTTTTACTCCGCTATGCTTCAAAGGAAGTCCTGCCGCTTTCGCAGCCGCTTTGTAGGAGCCACCCAGAAGATAAACGGCATACATGGTTCTTATCAGATCCGCTTCTTCTTCGTTAATGACTATTTTGCCATCAACGACCTCATAACCTAAAGGTGTATGCTTCATCTTAATCAATCCTTTCCCGGAATGTGGGTCCGCACTTCATCGCAAACCCTACCTCCGTTCTGCTGTAAATAACGATGTGGTCGACAAAGGCGGCAAACAGTTCATCGTCAAATTCGGTGAGCGTGTCCTCCTGTGCTGTGTAACGCATCAGATCTGCAAGGTTATCTCTGCGCTTTTTATCGGCGTCAACCGTATATGTTTTTTTCTCCTCAAGAAGTTCTTCTTCTTTCTTAAGGAGCGCATCGTTTTCTTCCTGATACACGACCGGGTCCAGCAGTCCTTTTGTGAAAAATTGCAGGATCTGCTGTCTCCGTTGAAGGTTCTGCTCGAGAAGCGAATCCAGCTGATCGATCCTTTCCAATCGCGCTTTTGTATGCCCCTGTCTCAGCATAACCGAATACGGAATCAGCACTTTGTCCCTTGCGAATGTCAGCTTGTTCATCATTGTGACAAAGGCTCCTCTTATCGGTTCTTCCGGAACAGAGGTCATTCCGCAGGCGTTTTTGTCTTTCACATGGGTCTGACAGGCAAATCCGAAATACCCGTACAGCTTTACTCTTTTACACTTTCCGCCGCACTCACCGCAGATGATCTTGCCGGAATAGACATATCGCTTTTTATACTTTTCCGGATTGTCCCGGACACCTTTTTCACTTGCGTTCAGGTCTATGATTGCGTTCGCCGCTTCGTGTTTCTCTCTGCTGACAATGGCCTCGTGGTGGTCGCGGTAATAATACTGTGTGCGCTCTCCGTTATTATCATGTCGGTTAAATCGGTCATCCGTATAGGTTTTCTGGCACAGCACGTCGCCCTTGTATTTTTCATTCCGAACCATACCGCTGATGACTCCACTGTTCCACCTGCCGCCCCGCTTTGTATGAATTCCGGCATCATTCAGTTCCTTTGCGATATCCCTTGTGGATTTGCCGGAAAGCAGTTCATCGAAGATCCATCGGACAACATCCGCCTGCTCCTTGTTTATGACCATCTTCCCATCCACATTATCGTAGCCGTATGGTGGATAGCCGATCTTAAACGTTCCGTTCTGATAACGTTTCTGCAAGCTCCATTTGTTGTTCTCCGCAATGGAGTGAGATTCGCTCTCGGCGAGGCTTGAAAGAATGGAGAGCAGAAGTTCGCCCTCCATCTTGCCGGTGTCGATTTTTTCTTTCTCGAAATAGATGTAAATGCCCTTTTCGCAGAGTTTTCTTACCGTCTCGATACTGTCTACCGTATTTCTTGAAAAACGGCTGATGGACTTCACGATGATGTAATCGATCAGTCCGGTATCACAGTCTTCAAGAAGCCGAAGCAGACCGTCACGCTTGGCCATTGATGTTCCGCTCACCCCTTCGTCATAATACAGTCCGGCATATTCCCAGTCAGGCCGTGCCTTGATGTATCGCTCGTAGTGGTTCTTCTGCGTTTCCAGGCTGACAAGCTGCTCATCGGAATCCGTGGATACCCTTGCATAGGCAGCAACACGCAGTTTTTTCCTGCAGCTGTCCTTTGCCGCCTCGATCTTCGTTATCCGTTTCATTGTCTCAACCTCCTTTCAGTCGGGGTAGTCTATACATCACTCTTTTTGCCCGAAATTGCAACTCATTTACGGGATAATCTTCGATATAAACGGAGAGAAAGATCGGCGGTTTTTCGCCATGATCTTGTTGAATTCATCAACAGTTATAAGCCCTTTATCCAGCAGCTTTTTTGTCATCTGTTCCGCAAGATAGTAGTTATACTCATTCTGCATTTCTTCATTAGTCGGCTTCGGAACTTCCGTGTTCATAACGCCGTCCGGTATCTGGGTTACCTGCATAGAAAAACACCTCCTACCAGGTAGCCTTGGCAGGAGGTGAAATCTGACGGTTTGAGGAAAAATATCAATCTTTTCTGTAGAAGTCGCAGACATATCCGTCGGCGCGGAGTAAAAGTCCGTCCGCCCACGGCGGAACACGCGCCATCTGTTCACAGAGGACATCAAGGCTCATTTTCGGGTCAGCCTCAATGATCAGTTCGTCATGCACATGGGCAACGATACTGCAGCACCGGAGCGTCTTCATGGCGTACATCAGAATATCCCTTGAGGTTGCCTGCACGATATTCTCTACGAACTTGGGACCGTAGGATTCTATGCGCTCCCATTTCTTTGTGCCGCCCACGCCCTCATAGGTGACGGATTCACCGCCGAAGCGGTTCTCGCCCATACGTGGTTTCACATAGGCGAGTCTGCGTCCGGAAGGGAGGAGGATGAAGAGCATCCCGCTCTGGTAATAAATCTTCACGCCCTTGACCGTCTGCGGCTGCCGCTCCTTTATGGCTTTCTTCACAGCCGAATCCACATCCCACCAGAAGCGGACAATATGCGGATTGGACTGTCGCCATACATTCACAAGCGGCTGCAGTTCTTCTTCGGCAAGCCCCATATCAAGAGCGCCCATTGCCTTAAGCGCACCGACTGATCCGCCGTAGCCGAGCGCCAGCTCTGCAATCTTGCCCTTCTGACGAAGATGTCCGTTCACGCCGTGTTTCTCCACAGGGACTTTGAACATCTGGCTTGCGGACGCGCAGTAAATATCGCCGCCGTCTTTAAAGACCTGTGTCCGCCAGTCCTCTCCGGCGAACCAGGCTATGACACGAGCCTCGATTGCGGAGAAATCTGCCACATAAAACTTCTGCCCGTCCGCCGGGATGAATGCTGTCCTTATCAACTGTGAAAGCGTGTCCGGGATATCGTCATAGAGCATATCCAGGGCGTCCATATCGCCAAGGCGGACAAGGCTCCGTGCCTGCTCCAGATCCGTCATATGATTCTGCGGCAGATTTTGCAGCTGCACGAGCCTGCCGGCAAACCGCCCTGTCCGATTGGCTCCGTAGAACTGGAACATTCCTCTGCACCTGTCATCTGCGCAGGCGGCATTCTGCATTGCCTGATACTTCTTCACCGATGATTTGGCAAGCTGCTGCCGGAGAGACAAAGCCTCCGACACCTCACCGTCTGTCTCCTCGATCAGCGCCGCCACAGCCTTTTTACCGAGCGTATCCGTTTCCAGTCCGTTGTCCGACAGCCACTCTTTCATCTGTGACACGCTGTTCGGATTCTCAAGGTCGGTCAGTTCCTTCATCGCGGCGGTCAGCCTTCCGCGGGACAGTTCGTCGACAGCAAGAGCCTGTTCAACAAAAGGCATATCCACACGGATGCCTCTGTCGTTGATTTCCTGGTCGATGTGGTATTCATCCCATATCTCATCCGGCACAGGAAACTTTGACAGCTTCTGCTGTAACTGTATTTCCGTCTCCACGTCCCTGATGTTGTACACCTTATACCGCTGCCACTTTTCCATGTCATGCTCCGGCAGATTACGGGTGCGGCCGCCGTTTGATTTGGTCGGGCTACACGGGACGGAAAAATAACGGATCAGGTCTTTGCCCTCTGTCAGCTTCTGCTTTTCAAGCCCCAGCACCGCGCCTACGCCTTCCAGGGAGAGAGGAAGACCCATATAGGCAGACCATACCATTGAACACCGCCACGACTCCGGATTCAGAAACCTCGCGCACTCCCTTGAAAGCGGATGGTTGTCATGGAACGGGTCAAGGCTGATGCCGCGATCCGCCAGATACCTGGACAGGCAGACGCGCTCAAACTGAGCATTGAACGCCCACTTTGTCACGCTGTCATCTGTCAGGGCATCAAGGATATCCGCCGGGAGTTCCTCGCCACAGGCAAGGTCGATGGTCTTCACCTCGCCGCCATCTATGCTGTATCCGAACAGCAGGATCTCAAAATCAGGACTTTCCGCATATTTGTACACGCCGCACTTCTGCAGGCTGACGGAGGAATATGTCTCGATATCGATTTCCAGATTTCTCATAATGCCTCCTTGTAAAACCGGGCGGCAAGGTCGCCCCCACCGCCCGGACACTGTTACTCTTCGGACTTGCGTTCTGCTTCTTCCTGTTTTCTGCGCTTCTTTTCCTTATGATCCTCCACCGCAAACTTTATCAAAACGATAATGTTCCCGATGAAAGAACCCATCACGGCGCCAAAGCATATCGCAAGCATCAAACTCTCTGCATGTGTCATAGGTCATGCCCTCCTTACGCCAGGAAGTCATCGTCATCGAGGGTGGCAAAGTCATCCGCTGCGTTCGTTCTGCCGCCGAGAGGCTCCCCGTCACGCACCTTCTGGATGTTGCCCAGACCGCAGGCGATACCCTTGTTACCGTTGCTGTTGAAGGCATAGAAGTTCAGAGAAACACGGGCATAGCAGCCGGAGTAAACTTCGCTCCTGTCGAGGATCGGCTTGACCGCCCTGTCAACGATCTGGGGAGCGGTATTGGAATTGGCGTTGATGAAGTAATGTCCCTTGTAGGCTTCATCGTCACGCTCGACATCGCCGTCTCTAAGAGGCAGCTTGATAGCGGCCTTGTTGGGCTTCTTGCCGCCGAACTTGGCGATACCGTCCTCGATAGCCGCATCGACCGCAGCGTTGATCGCGTCAATGGTAGCCTTGTCATCCTTCGGGATGAGGACAGAAACGGAATACTTCTCCGCGCCGCCGTTGATGGACACCGGCTCCCAGCCGTGGAAGTAAGAGAGCCTCGTGTTCATGCCTGTGATAACCTTAGTCTTGGAATTGTTGTTAGCCATTTTACATTTCCTCCTTGATTTCGTTAAATTCGTTTATGGCGTTTGTTACATTCATTGCCGGACGCTTATCCGTATCCGGAACCAGTGTCGGCTTGCCCGGCGGTTTATAGATGAGGCCGCCGAGAACCTCTTCAAACTTTGCCTTGCCCATCAGCTTCTGCATCTCGGTCAGAGT